ACAACTACCTTTTCCATATCATAGGTAATTCTGTTGGTTAGATCAACCCACTCTCTAAATGTATCTGATGAAGGGACTACATTTGAACTTGTATAATTATTACTTGCCATTTATTCCCTCTACTATTGTAACTAACATGCTTTTAATTTCAACCATATCCTGTTTAAGTGACGCTACTTCTGTAGACAATTCACTAACTTTATTTCCTTGTGCTCTTCTAGCTTTATATTGCAAATAAGCAGCCTTATCATTATTTATGAGAGCCATTGAAGATGTGTCTCTAACAAATTTAGGATCTTCTGTTTGAACTAACTTTCTCATTATAATGATACCGCTATTGCTCTGTAATCCTGTATGTATGGTGAATGTGCTGTACTATCAGCAGTCATCACTATCTTAATTGCTAATCTGTTATATCCTACAAACTTCTCACCATCATTGTTATAGTAAGTTGCTTGGAATGCTACTGGTGCACCTGGATCTCTAAACGCTGTGTTTAGATTATCGCTGTTTACTTTGAAGTATTCGCCTTTACCTATTGACTCTGAGAAGCTAGGTAGGTCTGCAATTGTCATAGAAGTATCACTTGCAATTGCTGTAATCTTACTTGCAAAGTAGTCAGTATTTGAACCAACTACTTCTTCTACATGTATGATATCTCCTACTGCAAAGTCTCCATCAAAGTTTGTTCCTGCACCTGTTACTGTAAAGCTAGATGTACTAAATGTAATTGAACCGTTAGATATTAATGTCTTATCTAATGAATCTTTAAATTCAAATCCATATTCAATAACATCTTCTCTGTTTCCTTTCTGACTTACAGCATCGTTGTTTTGTATTCTTTGTAGTTCTGACCAATGTCTGTCTCTTATTTCTACATCATCAGCTTCGTTTAGAATCTTAGCATATACTTTAATATCTGTATTAGCTGGTTTGTAAGCATTTACAAATACTTTAATATCTTCTGCATCTAATCCTTCTTTTAATGTAATAATTCTTGATACATATTTTGCTGATGCATTACCTTTTTCTGATACATGTTCATTTGTAAGGTCATTGTTAATAATGTTTTCAAATAATAACATACCTTGTGATTGTAAATCAATCATTGGTGATGAGTGTCTTGTATCTGATGATAAGATGTGTCTTACTTTAACAGACTTGTTACCACTGTTATCTCTAATCTCATTAGATTTACTCATTAACTTAATAGGTGTACTTGGATAGTTTCTATCATTAGATTTAATTCTAGTGAATGATGTATTTCCAGAAGCACCTGATTTCTTAGCAAGTAGCTTAGATGAGATTGTTGTATTGTCTGGTACTGAGTTATAGAATCTTGGTTCGTGATAACTTATATTAGTATCTGCTACATTTCCAATTACACAGTTAGCACCACTTGATGTACCTATAATTGTATCTCCATTTGCAAATACAAATGAACTGTTTGCAGCAGAACTATCGTTAAGTAGTAATGTAGATGTAGTTCCATCTATCTGTTCAAATATAGCTGATGGAGTAAATTGTATCTTACCTGTTACTCCTGCTGCTGTAATATCTGGTGCACCTCTTAATGTTAAGACTGTATCACTAGAGATACCTGCTACTTCTACAACATCGAATTGATTGTTTGAGTTTTGAAGAACAATTTTTGAACCAGCACCTAATCCTGTTATAGCTGTAAATGATGTGCCTGTTCCTGTAATAGTACTATTACCAGCTGAGAATACTGCTGTACCAGTTATGTTAGCACCTAACTTAAATACCTCTTCACCTGATGCAAATGCACCATTGATACCTGAAGTAGTATTAGCTTCAATGAATTCATAGTCTTCATTTACTAGGTCTACAGATGATTTTGTTTGATCAAAGTATGCTGCATTAACTATAAACTTAGCATCTTCATCTACATACTCTGTCCATGTTCTGTTGTTTGTGGATAAGAACATTGTACCTTGACCCCAGTCTTGGTTTACTGGAATCTGATTGCTTATATCTTTTTGTCCTGCTTTTGCTGTCCATACTTTATACTCTGGTGAGTTTCCTTCTGGTAGGATAACAAAACAATATTCTTTTCCTGTATCTACTGGTACTGGAGCTTTAAAGTTAATTCTAGTTGCTGTTGTTGCATCTGTTGATGTATTAACTTGAGATGATGCTAGTCTTACTCTACTGAAAGGTAATACTTTAGGTCCTGGAGCACCATTAACTGTTTCTCTAATTTCTACGATTGTACCTAATCTTGGATCCTTTTGACTAAAGAATAAGTCCATACTTGTTAGATAACCAATCTTACTTCCTCTAAACATATTAGGTTGTAGTAAGAATGTTTGTGCTAATGGATCGCCACTTCTTCCACATAGGCCACCATTGATCTCTCTTCTTTCAAGATTAGATCCACCTCTGAATCCTTCTCCCCATCCCCATGGTCTTGGTTCCCAAGTATCAACACAAGGAAGGTCATTCTTAGGTCTTGGAGGTGTTACTGGATCAGTGTCATCTGGTGGTGGTGAAACTGTGTTTGCTACCTCACCTACTCTTGTATCGTCATCATCATCTACGACTGGATCAGTGTTGCCTCCTGTTACGTCACCAATGGCAACGTTTGTTGTTACTTCAGTATTACTTACTGATACTGTGTTAAATATTCTTGAAGATTGTGCAGAGCTTATTAAAGGTGATCTAGTACTTGTTGTAACGTCAGCTTTCTCTACACCAAAGTTGTATGCATTAAATCTTGCAGATGCAGATGATACTGTATCTTTTACTTGACTTAGATTACTAATATCAGCAATTACAAACTTTCTTTCACCAACAAAGAATTTATTAGCTGGTATTCTAAAGATACCTGCAATACCACCTGATGAGTTAGCTGTAAGTGTAGAATTAAATGCTCCACTTCTTCTCATCATTCTTCTAGCTCTTGATGATGAAATAATATCTAACGGCTCATTTGAGTTAAATGGATTAAATACTGTAGCTGGTGCTACTTGTGCTGACATTGCAACATCATCAAAGTATACGTAATGTTGTAGGCCTGGTCTTAAACCAGTAGCTACAAATCTGATATCCATACCTGGAATATAAGGTTGGAATGTAATATCAGTTACAAATTCACCAACCTTCTTAGTTGTTGTTCTTGCTTGTCCTGTTAATTGTGTTGTTGTTCTTCTTACTGTTTGTTGTGTTACAGTTTCAAATGTGTCTGTTCTTGTACCATCTGAAGTATCTGAATCAACTAATCTTGTTTCTGTAGACTCATCAATAACTTCATCACTTGGTTGTTGAGCAGGTAGTATTTTGTTTAGCTCATCAATAAGAGCTAGTGTTCCACTTGCAACATCTATATCAATCTGCATAGCATTCTCTGGTGCTTTCTTAACGTCAGTACCTGAGAAATAATCTGGGAACAATTGTACGTTACCATTGTATTGCCAAAATGCAGAAGTACATCTTCTGTCTTGTGTAGCTTTGTTTTGATTAATAACAGGTCTATCTTTCATTGATGTGTATACAGCATCATTTACTCTTGATATATTTGTACCTGTATCAAATTTTAAACCAATGTTATATTGTTCGAATCTTGCAGTTAATAGTTGTCTTGCTTTATCAAATCCAGCTTTGAACTCGTCGTTAAGTGGGTTACCAACTGTTAATGATGCAAAGTTATCAACTAAGAAACCATTTTTAAATCTGTTTGTTAATGGATCTGTTCTACCAGGAAGTACACTATCACTTGTTTGTTTCTCTAATAAGTTAAGTGATGTATAGTATTCTAAGTTTTGTACTCTAGTGTCAATACTCTTAATATCTGACATAGTGTATCTTTTTAGCTGAGTAGTTCTAATCTTAGCAGCTAAGTCTGGTCGCTTATAGTATCTTGCTGTTGCAGCATCCAATGATGGGAATACTGGAACATCAACTGTACCAAGCTGCATAGCATCACCTGGCTTAGCTGGTAGTTGTGGATTGATTGATGGAATACCTTTTACAATATGTAACTGTCCACCCTCTACAACTATTCTATCTTTTCTTGGTAAGTAATGAGATACATCACCAATCCATGTTGAGTTTACTTTTGCTATTTTACTATTTTGATTTATAACAGCAGTTTGTGATGGATCTGATGTTGCATCACCACTAGTAAATGTACCACCACTATTTGCAGTAGCTTGTACTCTTGGTCTAAAGTCAATACTATCTCTTAGTTTATGTTCTCTACCTGTTCTTTGAGAAGTATAAACTGGTATCTCTTGCGTAGTAATAGCTGTTGTATTAGCTGTATTAGCATCATCAATGATACCATTATAAGATTGGAATGTAAAGAATCCGTCACCAGATTCTGCAAAGTTTCTAAATCTTACTGCTATATTTTGTCCAGCAGATAAACTAAATCCACTATTTGGCTTAATTCTTAACTTAGATAAACCATAGTAACTATCATTCATTCCTGATAGTATTTCGAATTTGTCTGTTCTTTCTGTAGTAAATGCACCACTGTTGAATGCATATGCTGTACTATCTGTACCTGCTCCACAAACATAAACTGCTAACAATTCGAATGCATCTGGTACACCCAAGCACCATGGACCTGTTAGTCCACCGCTGTTAGTATCTGTTGTAAGACCAACTTCTGTAATATTAACTGTTTTAGTTTTTGCTGTTACTGTTGGATCTTTTATGTTATGAATGATATCTGCATTCATTGTACCACTTAGATTTCTACCTAAGTTGATTGTTAATGTCTGGCCACTACTTGTAATTGTAGCATTTGCTGATGTTCTTTCACTAATAGATATTGGTCTATTGTTTTGGAAGGTCATTAATACATTAGCTGTTGCTGATGTTAGTCCTACATTAGATTTAACATTAAATGCAGTACTGTTAACAATATTGTCAATAGTTCTAAGTGTTGTATTAATGAATACTTGATCGCCTGATTTTAAATCAGTAGTTGCACAATTTGTAACTAACTTACTACTTGATGCCACATTAGCATTACCTTCTGCAGTTCTTGATGCTGCATTGATGTTTTGTTTTGGTATAATAATTAAGTCTCTTTCTTGAGTTTCACTTAATGTTGTATCTGATGTTCCATATGTAAAGTTAAGATCATCTGATAATGAGAATGTTGCTACACCACCAGTACTAAATTGATCTGCTTCTACGCCTTTATAAACATATGAAGGGTTTGAATCTACTGTAGATACACCTGTTGCTCCAATAGGGAACACCATTGTTTGTTTGTCTCTTTCTTTAATAAATGCTTCGTTTTGTGCACCTTCTAATATAATATCAGCTACACCTGATGCTGATTTATTTGTTTCTGCATTACCTAAACTATATTCTGTTCCTGAATAGTGCCATAAACTCTTAACATCTTTCTTAAATGACTTACCAGAGTTCATTTTAATGTTGAATAAGTATAGATGATATTCACTGTCTGACTTACCAGGTACTTGATCTATGCTTTCTATAGACTTAACTCTTGCAGTACCTACAACATTATTAGCTGAACCACCATTGAATGTTACTGATGTATTGTTTACAGTAGCACCACCGATAGCATTATTACCGCTAGTTACTGCATTCATTGCACCATCTAACAATACAACCATATCGTTTGTTTCATGACCAAACTGTCCAAGTAATTCGTTTACTCTTACATAATTACCATAGTTTAATGATATTTCTTGATCTGTAATTGTGCTTGTTGTTTTTGCTCTTTCTAATGGTAATCTAGTAGCACTTGATAGTTCAAATCTTTGACCTTTTACATATCCAATACCAGCTCCTACTACTGCTGATAAATGAGATGTGTTTGCTACTTTGTTCTCAGTTGATATTGAGAAGTTCTCTACAACATAATCACCACTTTCTTCATAAGTTCTTTTTGCTAACTCTTGGCCAAGTGAACTAAACACTGGTCCTTGTTGCATTTGAATTGGATTACCAAATTGGAATTCAATGAATTTTAAGAAGTTGTTTGAAGACTCGGCTGATGCTTTAGTGTTTACAACCAATGTTGGTGTAAGTTTTAATCTATCAGCACCTGGAGCATTTTCATTTGCAAAGCCTGCTGCATTATCTAAAAGAGATGTATCAATACTGTTATTAACAATAGACTCAACAGTTTGGACTCCGACGACTTTTTCGTTAGGTCTATTAGTATATTTTGATACAATAATATCTTGTTCAGCAAATCTTTGGAATGTACCCTTTTGAAAGATGACGCCATCTGTAACTTTCATCTGGAATGCTTTACCTAATACATTAAATTCTGTATTACCGCCTGCGTCTTTAAACTGGTCATTATCAGAAATTGTTACGTTACCAGTCTTGTGTAAGTTAACTTTAAGTGTAACTGATGCTCCACTATCAGCAGCTGTTACTGTTGCTGTTGGTAAATCATCAATACTATATGCTGCACCATTAGATGTAACATTAATGTGGTCAATCGTTGTACCACTTGCTACAGTTATAAGATCAGCTGTTGCTCCACTACCGTTTAGTAGTGATGTAATTGCAACTGTGTCTGCATTAGTAAATGCACCACTCTGTGAAACTATCTCAACATTAGCAACTGTTGATACTGCTGGATAAATTTCAACTTCGTCTTTAGATGCAAATTCTTTTTCTGCACCTGTACCTGTGTTTATGTAATGAAAGAATAAAGTGTTTAAATCTGGGTTCTGTGTTTCTAGTCCTGATGCCTTGTCTACTATTCTAGCAACAACATTAGCTTGGTTTCTAATGTAATCACCTTCTGAGAATAAACCTACGTTTACATCTGTGCCTGCAGCAGTCTTATCATTTACTTTTGCATATCTAACTGAATCATCAAAGCTGAATGAACAACCTTTAATAATTGATCCTTCTTTGAATTGGAATTGACCAAATCTTTCTATCTGGTTTTGAAGGATTGTTTGTAATTGAGTAATCTCTCTAGCCTGCAAAGGAACGGCAGGCTTGAATAAAACTCTGTGAAAGTTCTTGTTCTCGTCAAAATCGTCGTAATAAGGACTTACATTAAGGTCTGTTTCTATTGCCATTTATTTTCTCTAAAACTTTACTATTACTTTTATTCTTTCTGTCTGAGCATTGTCTCTAGTAATAGGTGTTATATTCTCCGTGTAAATTACTTCTCCACTATTTGGTACTATATCAGGACCAGCTATATCTGTAAAGTATGCAACTGCATTGCTTGATTGTCCTCTTACATAATAGAATTTACCACTAGCTGTATCTGAGGCAAGGAAGTTTCCTTTCTTGTTAGTTATAACTAAACTTTCAGCTCCACTAGCTGTATTTATATTATGAATGCGGCCTTCCGCATCAGTTGAGTCCTGAATTATTTTCTCATCTGTTTGAAAAGCAAATGATGATGTGTTTATAAATCCACCAAGTCTTATTCTTTGATCAAATAAATCAAATGTTGAATTGTCCTTATCACTTGTTTTAAAACTAGCTATCTCAGCACTTGTACCTGAAGAGCCACCTACTATTCTAGTATTAGCATCACCAGATGTCGTGTTAAAGAATTGTCCATATACATTTGATACATTTATTGTACTATCAAATCTTGCTTTAATAACTCCAAATGCACCTGTTCTTGATTTATCTGAGGCTGTTGAGTTATTCTGTGTTAATACTTCGTTGGCTGTAAATGATGTACCACCACCTGATCCACCACCGCTTACTGTTGTGTCTGTTATTGATATTACTACATTACTATATAAAGGATCTTTCAATATACTTATTTGTGAGAAATCATTTACTGCTGGAGTAAATCCACCATTGTCATCTAAGTAGTCTACAGATATACCAACACTATCAGCAAAGAGTTCATTGATAACATCGGATCCATGACCGCCTGGTGGTCCTATAATAATATTTACATTAGCATTATTAGCTGTTGCATCACCACTGATTCCTGTGTTACCAACAATTGTTGCTTCTGCAAATGTATATCCACTTCCTCGTTTTGTAACTTCAACAGTATCAATAGCAAAGATAGATGTGTTTACAATTGCTCTTGCTTCTGCTCCAGTACCATCACCAGTAATAGTAACGCTTGGAGATATTTCAAACAATGATGTTGAATCTACACTAGAGAATCCTATATCATTTGCTAACAATACTCTTCTAGCAGATCCAGTTACAATGTATTCACTTATTGGTGCTGCTGCTCCTTTACCTGCACCAGCTGCAATATAAAAAATACTATCTTTATAAAAATCTGTATTTGCTGATAATGAAGAAGTTGAACTGGCTATGTCTGTTATCTTTGCAGTTGCACCAGATGTTTGTCCTTTCATAATAACATTACTTTGTTGACCAAAAAAGTCACCAGCAATGTCCTGTACTCTGATAATTTTGTTTGTTGAATCCACATCCATAATAACAGCGTTAGCTACATTGTTAGATGTGTCTGGATTTGCAGTGCTACCATCTTCATCAAATAGGTCTACTCTTTCTACAGTAAACGTACCTGAATTGTTTGCATCTGTTTGATCGAATGTTACGTTAGCACTTGCTAATGATTCTAACTCAAAGATTCTAGTATTACCACCTACTTGAGCTACTTTAATAACACCATTAGCTACAGAGTGATATCTACTTCCACCAGTATTAACATTAACTACATCTATGGCTCCTGCTACTGCATTACCTGAAACATTAGCGTTCGGAAATACTGGGACTTTCTCGCTTGTCGCGAACTTGTTGTAATCCGTCTCCTCTATTTGGTACATTAGTTTCCACTGATACTTGTCTGCGGTGGTTATGTACACGTCGTCGTCTGCGGATGTTTCTAATGCGGTTGGTTCGTCTGTTGATGCTGCCCCCTTGTTATTATACAAACATTTGAAGACACTAAATGTGCCGTTAGCTTCTTTTACATGAGCGTAAAACTTTTTGTTTTGCAAATCTCCATCATTGTTATCATATTGAGCATACTTTGTACCTGATGTCCATATGTTATTATCAATCATATGTTTTACATCATTAGGTGTAACATGTTTACCATATATCATATCTCGATATGTTTGATACATTATTGCTTCTTGACTGTTATTAGATGTTACAACAGAAGATGGATTTCTATGATTACCTAAAGTAACATAGTATATGCTATTTGCTGTTTCATTAATTGACTCTACAAATTGTTTTGCATTGTGAGTGTTGAAATTTGTTGTTACTAATTTACCCATTACGTTATCGCGTTATTCCCTGAATGCAATGTTCCTGTTGTTATTGAACTATTTGAAACAGTTACTGCATTGTTTACCAATGATTCTTTTCTTACTCTACCAAATAGCTTAGTACCTGCAAGGTGAGATGCTTTTAGTAGTATATCCCTATATTTATTTAAAGACAACCCACTTTCAACAACATAACTGTATTCTTGGTAGAAATCGTTATCATGTATGTATTTAGTATTCAAAAATGAGTCCTTAGATGCCCAATATCCAGGTCCTAAACCTGATAGTGTAACATTTGCAGTTCCACTAGCTACAAACGGCTGTGCAGTATTGGTTGATTGAAGTGTAAGATTAGCACCATCTTGATAACCAAATCCACTATCTGTAATCTCTAATGCTGTAACAATACCATTAGCAGACTGTGCATCTGCAGAAATATTAGCATTGAATCCTATAGGTGCAGTATTACCATCTTCGTATATAGATGTGATTGTACCACCTGCTTGAGATGCTGACCCAAGCAACTGACCTGAAGGATTAAAACCAACTGCAAAAGATAATCTTCTTAATCCTACATCTCCTGATCCATCTTCATTAATATTAAATTTGTATACTTCACCTTTTGATGTTTGAGTTAGAACAGTTGTAGCAACATTAGCAATCTTTGCTGTTATAGAACTTACACTGTTATTTACTTCAGCTAGTTGTATTGTGTTTGTAGCACTTACAAAGAAAGGTTCGTTACATGCAGTTATTGTTACAACGCCACTATTGTTTTCTTTTATCTTTACATTGGTTACACTTACGTGTGTTGTATTTTCTGCAAACACTTCACCGTGTGCATTTTTAGTTGCATTTATAACTTGCACAACACCCTTACCATCAAACATTGCTGTGTTAGGTGTAAATGAGTCACCATTAGAATGTGTACCTACAAAGGTGTTAAGTCCAAGTGCTTGTGCAGCTGGAGTAACTTCTTGTGTTACTTGTTCACCTATTATAAATGGTTTAACAACACCACCATCTTTAAGCATTGGATTTAAGTTTACTATTATATCTCTTCTATCAAACTTAGCTATACCTGCTGTTCTAGTTAACACAAATGGATCAAAGTTATAATTATTACCTGGGTTGATACTTGATAATGCAGCAATAGTTCCTACATTACCACTAAACTTTGTAAGTACTTTATCTAATATTGTTGTAAAGTCTCCATTATCATTCTTTGGAAAGCCGTATCCAAAATCAAAGTTTCCTGTTACTGTTGCATCCGTACCGCCACCATTGTCTGGTAATGTTGCTATTGATGCTGAAGTATATCCTGATCCACCTTCAGTTACTGTTGCACTAAGTATTGTTCCTGAACCATCAACTGATATTGTTGCCTCTGCAACTGTTGTTGGAGGACCTCCTCCTACTCCACCGGCTTCAAATTTAATTACATGACCACCAGTATATCCAGTTCCTCCAGAATCTATTGATACTGTATCAAGAAATCCTATTTGACTATTACCTCCATCGATAACACAATCAAGATAGGCTACATTACTTACATTATTATCACCAATAACATCTGTATAAATTGTAATTGATTCTTCGTTTTCTAAAGTACCAATTGAAAAGTCAGCTCCCTCTCCTGTACCTACTACTACAACATTAGCAGAACTTCCTGAATCTCTACCTGTTACGAAAGCAGCAGTGTTCTGATAAAATACACCTGATGAACCATCTGAAAACTTTGTATTTCTAAAACCTAAATTTGTTGTATTGGATCCTATAAGTTGAGCTGATACAGATACGTTACTAACTGTGTCAAGCACAGCTTGATTACCACTTGCAGTTAATAAACGAATATCTGATGCTCCTGTATCTTCAACATTAGTAATATTGAATATTGCGTTTGTTCTTCTTCCTTTTATTTTTTTCTGAGTATTGAATGCTCCAACTACATCTGATACACTTACTGTTGTAGCTGTTACTGCACTTACTTTACCATTAGCTCCTGAGTCAGTTACATTTATATTAGTAACATTTGCTGTTGCACTAGCATTTGTAATATTATCATTAGCTGTAAATGTTCCAAAGGATCCATTTACTGAAACTGATGTTGCAGTAACTGCAGTTACTATACCATTTGCTTTACTCTCATCACCAGTTATTATATTTCCAACCGAGAATGCTGTTCCAGGTGTACTTGCATTTAATGTTAAAGTCACTACATTTTCTTCATCTATTGGTTCATTAACTTCTAAGGTATGTGTTGAAACTGCTTTAGTTCCTGTTAATTTCTTTTGACTTAAGAAAGTACCAGACGACATAGCAACAAAGAAACTAGAATTCTGACCATCAATTGATGTGTTTCCTATAATTACTCCATTTGCAACTTCTGTACTTCCTGATGTAAGTCCTTTTACTACTGGACCATTTACATTATTTTCATTTGCAATGAAGTTTTGTACCTCTGTATTGAAAGCAGCAGCACTTAACAAGTCTATCTTTTCAACTTTTTGATCAACAAACTCTAATAGATTGAATGATACATTTGCAGTTGCAGTAGAGTTTATAATATTGTTTACTTGTACATTTTGATCATTAACATTAATGTTAGTAAAAGTTTTGTCTGTTGAAAAACCAAATCCTCCGTTAGCTAATTGAAACTCTATTAGACCTGTTGCATCTTTTACAGCAGTCACTCTTGCTTGAGCACCTGATCCTACATCTGCTTTAATGTCAAAAGTATCACCAACTTTATTATTCTTTCCACCTAATGTAATGTTTACATCTGAAAGTGAACCTACTACTATTGGCATAGAGTCTTGTAAACCATCATTTACATTAGCTAATATTTCTCCTCTTAGAAAGTTTCCTCTTAGATTTGATAATTGTAATATATGAATTCTTACACCATTGATTACTTTTGTTGATATAGTTTCTACAAATGCTTTAGCACCACTACTACTTCCTATTATCTCTAAACCTTCTAAAGCAACAAGTTTAACCATATCTGGAGCATACACTTCAACGTATCTTGGTTTTCTAAATTCAGATGAACTTGCCTTTAATACATCGTCAGATGGAAATGATACTTGAGATGCTTCGTTAAATATTATTCTAAAAAGAAGTTGAATAGACCTAGGTGAACCTTTTGATCTATAAAAGTCCATGATGTTTTTAATTGTAAGTCTGTTATCAGATGATATTAGTCCTGGAAGATCAGCTAGATAAGTCTTTTTGAAATGATCTAAGAATACATCTGTAGTATGGTCTACATCATGGTATTCGAGTAAGTTACGTGAGAAATCAAGGCTGTTACCGGTCTGTTCGAGGAATTCATAATACGCTTTTAAGAATATTCTAAAAGTTTCACCGTCTTCTGAATAAAAAGCCGGAAACTGTTCCTTGATAAACAACGACAGCTTATCTTCTATTCGTTGCATTATACCCTCTCTTGAATAACGGTAATCTCAGGTGTATTGTTGAATTGAAGAATAATGTTTCTTGTTGATTCTAATGTTACATCTATTGGTACAGCAGATACGGTAACCCCATCACCAGAGAATCCATCAAGTGTTATTTCATTGATGGTCACCTTTCCAGTAGTATAATCTACTGATCCAATATTGTTATTTAAAACTGTAAGCACTGTATTTTCTTCTTGCACTATTTGGATAACACCTGCTCCATTATCTCTTAATGTACATCCAGTTGTATTATTAAATGTGAATGTGGTAGACTTGATAGTAGATGTACCATCAACAAAAATACCATCAGCATTTGGTAACTCCTGAATGAGCTCGTTGTTAAATTCTAATACAAATGTACCTGCAGTTCCTAAAGTAGGAATAAATTTCTTTTGTAATGATACAGTAGTATCATTGTTAAGTATAGATGGGTCTGAATCATCTATAGCTCTTACTAATTGTGATTTTCTTAACTTGGCATCAAATGCATTAAGATTATTCTCAGCATGTGATGTCAATGCTGCAGCTACAATTGTTTTTATTTCGTTATCTGTTTTTACAGTAACATTAGGATTATACCTTACTTTTGTTTCAACGTCAACAAATAAGAATACTGGATCTAAAACTTTTGGTCTTATTGATACTGGTGATCTTAATGTAAGGAAGTCTTCTATATCTGCTTTACGACTGTCTGGTATACCGTCTGCATTCTTAAGATCAACACTTACCATTACCTTTCCAAACTCAGGTGGATCTAATTCTTCTCCACCAAAGACGTTCAATGATTCTATATCATTAAATTCTTGTTGTAGTAAAGTTTTATAGTCGCTTACTGTTACTGTTCTGTCTTGTACTGTTATTGATTTAGGTGCATTCTTTCTTATAGATTCTTTATTTTCAGCAATACCACCACCTGCAGCTGCTGCTGTAGTAGTAACATTTATGACATTATAACCTTGAATATTGCCACTTATTGTAAATACATTAGCTGAATCTGCACTATTAGCACTTGATAATCTATACTTTGCCTCTACTACATTTCCATGTGTTAAGCTCTTACCTAGTATATTGTCACCAAATACTACCTCAAACTTTTCTTCTTCTGCGGCTTGAAGGAAGTATACATTACTAGTTCCAGATAAGCCAATTGTAGATAATGCTTTTGTATATACAGCATTTGTAGTATCTGTTTAAGACTCCAAGACTTTTATAATTAAGCTATCAGTATCTATTTCTTTATTGTTGAATATAAATCTTTGTTCAGTATTAGCAGTGTTAACTGTATACAATTCAGTAATTATCTCACCTTCAAATATTTCTAAGTTAGCTGCTATGTAATCTCCATTAGCATCTGCTGATACAGTTCTACTTTCATTTGTTGTAAATGTAAATGTATTAGAATCTACTTGTGTTGTAAACCCTGTATATTGTGGAATTGTAATAGCTGGAGGATTATTGTCTGGGAAAATTTGTACTTCTACTTCTGCTTTAGATGATGTAAAAGATTGTGGTGTATAGTTTAATGTCTTAGCATGAGATACAATGCTATCTCTCAATTGTGCACTATCAATGAATCCTTCTGCTGCAACCATATTGAGATAAAAATTATTCATATATGTGTTGTAAGCTAATATATCAAGCATTACATTTAAGTTGGATCCATCAAAGTCATAATCTTTAAATATGCTCTGTGATCCAAAATAAGTCTTTAGATTACTTTTTATATCTTCGAAGTTTGTATTTGCTACACTTAATGTACTATTTGCCATTATCTTATTCTCTCTAATACTAAGTTAAGTTTTTCTGTCTGTGCATTATTTATTAAGCTAAAAAGAACGGCTACATTTAACGCGCTGTTATCTGGATCTGCAGAAACGCTAACATCTTCTATCACTGCTCTTGGCTCATGTTGATTTATAGTATCATAGATAGTTGTCTTAACTAATAATATTGTTTGAGCAGTGAAGTTTTCAAACAACAATGCTCTTATCTTACATCCAATAGTGGGCTGCATTAATCTCTCACCTCTATCAGTAAGAATTAAATTCTTAATTGATTGTTTTACAGAGTCAACATCAGTCTTTAAAGACAAGTCTTTCTTCACTGGATGTACAGCAAAACTGTTGTTAAAATCTGAAAATATAGCCATATACTTATTTAGCCTCCCTTACCTCTTTTGTCTATTATTAGTACATTCTTTAGAGCTTTGATAACTGCAATTAAATCTGGTTGTTGAGCCATAGCAATTTTATCCTCTAAAATAAATTTTTCAGGTCTTGCAAACTTATCTCCAGAAATTGGAAGGAAGCCTGCTGCCTTTAACTTTTTATGCCGTTCATGTCTTACATCTGCCTTGATAACTTTTATAGTATCCAATAAAGCAATAGTTCTAAGTCTATCTTTATTCTTTTGTCCACCAAACAATCTTGATTTGTTAAACTTTTCTGCAACTTCTCTATATTCTTCTACATACGGGGTAGATTCTTCTTTGAACCTTTTCTTAGCTTCAGCATTAATCTTCTTCCTTTCTTCACTTGCTAATGTAATTACAATGTTTTCAGCTTCTTTTACTTTTTCGTTGTTCTTTGAATCCTTAGGTGGATTTGATTCTTTCTTTTTTGATGGCTCATCCATTGGTTCAGAATCTTCTGATGATACTTTACTCTCAGGTCCTTTCTTTGTTTCATTGCCATTGGCATCTATTTCTACATTTGGAACCTGAGTACATATTTTATCTGATATGTCTTTAAGACTTGTTCCTGGTAATGTCATTTCAGGTAGCTTACCCATCAAGTCTGCAACGACAGATAAGTCACCAGATCCAAGAGCTAACAGCTTAGCACCTGCTCCATCAAGTTGATTTAACTTACCCGATGCAGCATTCTGTCCTGTTATTCTAGCTGTAGTAGCAGCATCTAATTTAAACTTGTTAAACTTTTTACCTTCAATGTTTAATTTTTCTGTATCAATACCTATGTCTGATAACATACTATCAACATCTACACTAGGAAACTTTTCCTTCATGCTGTTAAGTTTATCTAATACAGTTCCTGGATCACCTGCTCCTAGTCCTGCTACAAAGGTATTCATTTCGTCTTGAAGTTTTAATTCTGGTTTAGGAATCTCAGGTATACCATCATTTATTTTTTGTACTAAAGTATCAGTTGCACCTTTTATTTTATCTTTTAGACCAGATATGGCATCTGCTACACCACCTGCTGCTTCAGTAAAAGAAGACTTAGCAGAATCCATTTCAGTGTTTATCTGATTCTCTAAGTTTTCTAATCCTAATGATTTACCACATTCCTTAGCCATTATGTTCCACTAACAGGTGCGTTAGTGTCTCCTTGTGATGTTGCATCAGCTCCAGTATTAGGTTGTGAATGCTTATGTGAATGTAATGTAACATTTGTATCTGTAATGTT